TCCCATATCCAAAAATTTCTATCGAACCCTGTCCTGTATTCCGGATCCTTAACGGTGCCCTCAATAACTGCTATATCATCCGGGTGGATTACCGTCTCTCCAGAAGTATTAAAATTACATTCAAGCTCTTGAGCAATCTCTCTACGGGACATGTTGCGGGTCTCTTTTTCAAACCACTCAGAATCTCTGTCTGGATGCACGTCCCACGGAAGCATGGTTGGGTGAAAATCGTTTTCGCCAAGCTCAGATTCTGAATATATCTTGTGGAACCAGTTTCCCACCCCGTTTGGTGTTGATAGGGCGATGCAGCGACCACCAGTAGAGAGCGTAGGATAAAGACCCATCCACAATTCGTCCAGACCCTCGACATGGGCAGCCTCATCGATAACCAACAAAGAAAGGGCTTCTGAGCGGCCGGCATCGCCAGAAGTGGAGGACGCCTTTATCTGCGAACCATTCGATAGTTCAAAATTAGTCCTATTGTCTGTTGTGATGTCGGCTATCTGCATCCATTCCGGCAATCTTTTA